GTGACGGCCGACTTGATGACGCACTTGTCCTGGCCGTTCTGGTCCTTGTCCCAGTCCACCTTGCCAACGAACTCGATGCCCTCCAGGTCGGCGAAGCCGCTGATGCGTCGGGCGTTCTGCGCTGCCGGGCTGCTGTCGTTCGGATTGATGCCGCGTGCGGAGTTCAGGATGGCCTTGATGAAGGTCCGGCCCATGTTGGTCCACTCGGCACCTTTGGCGCTGTACAGGCCAATGAGCGACCACATCTTGCGGCGTGCGAACGGACCGTCGAGCACCACGAACTCGCAATTGAGGTACACCGATCCGGTGCTCAGGGAGCGGGTGGCATAACCGCCGGTCCAGCCCTGGGACGGGTCGTCATAGCCGCCTGGCTTGATGGTCATGCGCACACGTACCACCGTGCCTTTGGGGATGAGGTCGTAGCTGGACTGCTCGGCGGCAGAATTGAAATCGAAAAAGGTCATGATCAGGACTCCTGAGAGGAAGTGGATGCCGAGGTGGCGGAGGTGGTGGGCTCGGCGATGGCTGCCTGCGGACGGGCAAAGTCCAGGCGCTCGCTGGCGGGACGTGCGGGGCCGGCGATCTTCTGCATGAGCCGCCCGAGGTTGGGCTCCTCTACAGGGTCCAGGCGACCGGAGCGGTCCTTGGCCGGATAGCCCCACTGGTTGAGCGTGTGGCACACGAAGGCGCGGTAGCTGCTGCCGTCATCGGCTTTCACTTCAGCCAGCGTGACGACCTCATCGACGATGCCGGGCAACTCCAAGCCGGTCTTTGAGCCATCGATCTGCAGCGTGAAAACCCGACGGTTGAAATCGTCCAGGGCCTCGTTGAGGATCCCGACGAACCAAACGTTCTTGCGACGCGTGTGTTGCAGATGGGTCAGCCAGCCGATCATTTCCTGGCCCATCAGGCCGTAGGCGCCACGGCTGTCGGGCTTGCCGGTCTTTTCGGAATAGGCCTGCGGTTGCCCCTTGCACCATTGCAGGCACAGACGGCCGGCCACGGTGATCGAGTCAACGAAGACTGTTTCGTACTTGTCCAGAACGGCCGGATCACCGAAGCGCTGGCATACCGCTTGGTAGTGGGCTTCGCTGTAAGGTTGGTCCTCACGGAGCGCCGGATTAGGGCCGCCGATGAACACGGCGAAGTCGCGGCATTCCTGCCAGGTGCGGGGACGGATGGTGTCGCCGGCATAGCCTTCGACGGCCAGATCGCCCGCCTCCAAATCGAAGAACAACGTGGATGCCGGTGGCAGCGTCCAGAGCTGGGAGGTCTTGCCGATGCCGGACTTGCCAACGAGCACGCCCTTGACGCCACGGCGCTCAGCCAGGCGTTGGTCAGCGGTGATGATGGGAAGGCTCATTTCGACACCTCCTCGAACTCATCACTAAAGAACACCTCGGCCACGGTGTTGGTCCCAGCAGCGCCACGCTTGCGCGCCTGTTCATACAGTTCACGCAGCCCACTCAAGCCACGACGTGCCTTGGCAACCTGGGCTTCGATGCCGACGATGGCAAAGGCTAGGTCGTCCAGCGTGGCGTCCTCGAGCGCGACGGTCATGTCATCGGGACGATGGCCATCAAGCGCCGGAACAAAGATTTCTTCAGGCAGCTCGCGCACGTACCATTCGGGACGCTCACGCAGCTTCTGGACAGTGGTTTTCTTTTTGAAGAACATGGCAATTACTCCTTCATGAGGGCGAGGCGGTACGAGGGCTTGCCGGTCTTGACCGTGCGGGCAGCCTCGAAGGCAGACTTGAGGGTTTCAGGCCAAGCGTTGAACTTGGTCTCGCTCACGCGATAGGTGATCTCGACGTACTGCCTGGGGTCGTCACCGCTCTCGGTGATACGGCGCGTCATGTCGGCCAGGCGGGTTTGGTCCCACTCGACTTTCTTGGGCAGATCTGCGGTGATGCGCACATCGCCGTCATCGAAATGCACGACCCCGGTGTCCTTGCCAGCGTCGTGGCGCAGGTTGCGAGCGCGCTCGCCCCACTTGAAGTCGATGGCCTGATCAATGTGATCACTCAGGGCTTTGCCAGCGGCCAACAAATCAGCGGCGGCGTTCTTGATGCTGAAGAGCAGTTCAGCCGGTTGCTGCGCTAACGTGCCTGCCGGGGTGGCCAGCACCTGTTCGGGCGTGAAGGTCAGATCGGTGCTCATGCCGCACCTCCGATCACTTCACGCGTGGATGTGCTCCGACGCAGGCTGTCGACTTCGAAGGCTTCGATGTCTTCGATCCGATAGCGGACCTGGCCTTGCAGTTTGAGGAAGACGGGACCGATGCCCTCGGAGCGCCAGCGCTCCAGGGTGGCCTCGCTCAAATCCCAACGTTCGGCAAGCTGCCGCTGGTTGAGATGACGGACGGGTTCTGAGGGTTGCAATTGAATCTCCTTGAAGGTGAAAAAGGCTCTGTTTCGTGCGGCTTGGGAGCCGC